CGAATCCCGTAAGGTATGCAGTGTACGAAGACGACATTTTGGCGTTGGAAAAGGCGATCAAGGAGAGGGTGTTTTTTGTAAAGATTAACAACCAATTCGTGAGTCCGCCCAGACCACTACCGAACACCATTAACGTCAGGCTCAAAGAGCAAGAAAAGCACTTTCGTAAATTAGCTAAGTGGAACACGCCGTTGACGGAGCAGGAATTCCTTGCTCGGTACCAGCCTCCGAAGCTTACTGTTTACAAAAATGCCTTCGAATCTCTACGAACCAAGCCCATACAGCCTAGTGATTCCTACATCTCATCATTCGTTAAAGCGGAAAAGATGATATTTGGTGACCACAGAAGGAAGGGCGTGAAGGTGCCGGTACCGCGACTGATTCAACCACGATCACCGCGGCACAACGTGTCAATCGGAGTATACATTTCAAAAATCGAAAAACAGGTGTATGCCCACATAAACAAACTGTTCGGTGCAAAGACCATTTTTAAAGGTCTTAATGCCGAGCAGCGTGGGAAACACTTATCAGGACATTGGGAGTCCTTCAACAAACCCTGTGCTATTGGTCTCGACGCTTCTCGATTTGACCAACACTTTAGTTTGGATGTTACGCGATATACGCACCGGGTTTATAGTCATTATTACCCTGGGGACAAGGCCTTTAAACGTCTACTCAAGAGTCAGGAAACCATCAAAGCTTTTGCACGAACATGTAATGGCGAAGTAACATACACAACTCAAAATTGTAAGGCAAGCGGCGAGATGGACACCTCGCTTGGAAATTGTTTAGCTATGAGTAGTATGGTGCACGCCTATGCAGTGGACAGAAAAGTCCGCGTGCGTTTGGCAAATGATGGCGACGATTGCGTAGTAATATTGGACCAACGCGACATCACCAAGTTTACCACAGGGCTCAACGTGTGGTTTAAGGAAATGGGTTTCACAATGAAAGTTGAAAACACAGTGTACGACTTGGAAAAAATAGTGTTTTGTCAGTCACAACCAATCTGGACGCCAGATGGTTATATAATGGTCCGTGACCCCCGGACAGCGATAAGCAAGGACTGTCTAAGTCTTAAACCTTTAGACAACCCTACAACGGCACGACGATGGTTCGCAGCAGTCTCCATAGGTGGACTGAGTCTCACCGGCGGGATTCCAATATGGCAGGAATTTTACGCCACTCTAGCTAGGAGTGCAGGAGACGCGATACCATTGACCGACCCAACCTTAGATACCGGATTAGCGCGTCTAGCAAAAAATATGACGCGCCGACACCAAGACATACACGCCAAGACCAGGTGTAGTTATTGGGTTGCTTTCGGTATTGAGCCAGCAGAACAGATTGTAGCCGAGGAACATTATAAGCATGTGTGCTTTAGCCCAGCACCTGATATTGTCCGACCTGTATACGGTGATCAATTATACTTCTAATGGCTTATACGTCCGAAATGACGTTAAACTACATGGGGTCCCCCGACGTAAAGGCCCAAAACTGTTACTTCAGTGCTAACCAGAATGCCAAGAGACTGCACGGCGCCAGGAGTTGTTGGGGGATGTACAGTCCCGCCCGTCATGCGGTATCCCATACTATGACAAAAAGCAAGAAGCCACGTAATGTCCAACGCAAGCCCAAAGCGAAACGCGCCCCAAAATCCCAGGGCGTGGGTGACAGAGAAATCATTGCTGCTATCCGG